GTCTTGCGGTAGGAAGAGGTGTTAACGCCACGCGCTACTGCTGGGAGCGATTGAGCTCCGAGAGTAGGAGGTGTGACTGACTGAGGATCTGCCAACATGGCACGTTACTCCGTTATTAAACACACAAAGTGTGGTAGTTTTCAGCGAAATTGCTGAGGCTGCAAATTGGACAATCCAAGTGCAGCAATAATGGACCCTTGCTTCGCGTTAAAACTCGAGCGAGTTAGTCCAAAGCCATAAGGAGTGCCAGGAGTGCGAGTAAAATACCGATTTACATCGGTCTGCTCACACCCTATGGCTCTGCCGCCAATTATGGCGCCAGACAAAGTGTACTTGGTTATCGTCTCTTTATAATCATTGACGTAACCGTACACCATGACCAGGCCGTCTTGATGAAGGGCCGTAAAGTTCGCGACATTGTCACGAGCATTCGTACCCCAATCAATAAGCCAGCTCCACGGTAATGTAGCCCATATGGTGTTAGGACTAGTGTCCACACCGTATAGGATATGCAAAAGTTTCTTCTTAAGTCTCGGAGTCATCGGCTCTCCATGCTTGTAGCCTTCAAGAAAGTACTTGAAAGCTCCAGAGAATCTTGAGCCGGCGTTCACTGAGATAGAAGTCTTTAGCTTACCGTACTGATCCACAAATTCACCTTCGACCGCGGGATATCCAATATTAAAATTGGAGCTCGTAACGGAAGTGACTTTAGGATCGTCCTTGGCTACTATGCTCTGACAATGAATGATTCGACCATTGTTATGAAGAATCCGTTTTAGATTCTTCTCTTGATCGAGCACTGTTTTCAGTGACTTCTTCAAATCATTGACAAAAGCAACCCACCCAAATTGGAAATTCAAGTACTGATGTCCTACGTCCTTCATAAGACGTACCACATCGTGGGCTTGACTCCAATACTGGCCCGGATCGCCATTTCTAATAAATGGCATACCATTCCGGACCATAGAGAGAGGCATTTGAGGGAAATCTCTGAGTTCTATCAGGGCTTGTGCAATTCCGCCTTGTTGGCGTAAAGGCTGAGCCCGCGCAAAACCAGTGGCGCCTAAGGCGTGCATCTGGTTTAGCGTTGGTAGATCATTGCGGATATCAGTAGCAAGCATTTGCTTATTACCGACTCCGCCGGAGTATATCTTCAAGTTGACATACGTCCGGATAACCCCGCCGTATTTCATCGACAGAGTGCCGACCTCAGCTGGTGAGCTGTGGATCGAACGTTCCATCGTCAAAAACGGACCACCACGATCTATGAGTCCGCGATCATCACCTCTCGGTGGGAACGCGTTACCTCTAGACCAGGTCTGTTGCAAACCAAAAAAGTACGCGTAATGCGTACTAAAAAGGCTTCCGTCATAATACAGGCGAGACACATTTGACTCGCCCGTTTGACGTTCTCTCAGGGTGAATTCACCCATGGGGAGACTCCTTATGTTGCTTAGCCCACTAGTGGGCAAGCTCCGGCTTTGCCGATTGTTAATCCGGCTAACCGGAAGGAGACGCCTTCTAACGAAGACGGGTGTCGCGCACCTAAGCACTGGAGCACTGCGTTAAGCAGTG